TGCCTTCATAAATTTCTTCCAGTGAGGAGGATAGGCATTACTACCATAACGTTTTACTTGCTGTCCGTCAGAATATCTAATAGTGACTGTCCACTGTGTTCCATCAAGGACATCCGGATCCACATATTCTTCATTCCATTTCAAAATATCAGAAGCAAAAATATCATGAATGTACTTTTGGAATTCCTCAACGGTAATGCCGATTTCAAAGTCATCTTCACCTGTATTGTAGGATGCAACGTATTTAGCTGCACATTTTCCATCTTCGTTGCTGACTTCTATTCTTGGATATCCAGCAAAAAAGCCTCCAATCTCCAATTCAAAATATACTGTCTTTAGTTCTTCCTGCTCATATGTACTCATCACTCCACATCCATTCCCACAACTTTTTCTATTCGCTGCAGCCATCTAAGGACCGCACCTGATCGTAGCATTCCCATAATGGCGCCATCGCAGAATCTCTCTGCACGAACCATACCCATTAACAATGCCAGTACACCTTGTAAGTCCATATCCGACACGTCCACAGATTCCATTTCTCTCTGTCCCCACTTGATGCCATGTTCTTCCAAAATTTCTCCATATCTTCTTAATCCATACTCTGGATACTTACTTTCGATCTCATAAATCGCGTCAATCAATTTATCAACTACTTCTGTATATATTGGATAAGGAAACTGGATCGGATCATCTTCTATTCCTTTATGTTCTCTATCTACAGACCATTCTCCATAACTATCAGTTTCCAGCGGCTCAATAAGAGCAATCAAATTCTTGAATCTATTCTCCATAAGACTCCTATCCGAAAATGCATAAATGATATCATTCTCTATGCCTAAGTAAACTTAACAGTTCCTCCATATTTGTCTCAATATTTGCTACATCCACAAAATAAAGTGACACCGTAACACCATCCCCACTATCGAATTTTATTGGTCCTACATTGTGCATAGCATCATTTACAGGATATAGCAGCCAGATCTCTGACGTGTTATATTTCTTTGAATATGCATACATCTGATACATATCCGCCTGTGAAATGCCATAATTGGCCCTTCGATCATTTATCAGGTTCTTCCATTTTGTATCTAAAATTACAACGCTGTCATCATCTCTTGTAACAACCAAATCTGGCCTCAGTGCAAACTTACGATGAGTCTCTCCATTAAGTGTATTAAATAAATAATGCCCTTTATCCTGTGCAGATACATTCCATCCTGCTCGTCCGAACACTTTCTTCATATTTTGAGCTACGTATGCTTCAAACACTTTTTCCATTGGGAATAACAACGCCCTGGCCGATTCAGTGCCAGAAAAAGTTGTGAAACTCTTATTTTTCAAGAACACTTTTGACCACTTCATAAGCATTTCGTAATCCCTTGTATTTCGATCTATTACAACCTTTGAGAAATCCTTGTCATAATTTGTTGATGGCTCAATAAGCTCAAACGAAGTCAGAAGTTGACGTATTGCTTTAGAGTTTTCTGCACTGGTTGTTATCTTTTGCAATTTAAGTAATGTCGATTTTACCAAACGATTCTCCGCTCTATTCATCTGGTATTCATCATAACCCACATAAAATCTTTCTTTGTGAGCTATGTTATGTTTGATATGCTCATTCACCATGAGCTTACCTTTATATACACTCAAGTTATCTTCCACTCCAACGTATGCTGATTTTAGGCCATGCTTAACAAGCTGTCGCGTTTCCTGCAGATACATATTAATAAATATTTCATATAAATTCATTCTATCTATCTTAAGATTTGCATTTGAAAATATTTTACTTGGAAAATCCTTCATGCTGCGTAGCATTTGCAGAAAAACACGCTTTGTCTGATCTTGTTCTCCATGTTCAAAATCAATCTTAGGAAGTATCTGTATCTGATAATTATTTTTCATCTGAATAAGACCAACATAATTCTTGAATGTAACTGTCTCACCCACATTTCTTTTATAACCAATTTTAATAAAGTCCAATACATCAGATTCCTCTTCGTCAGAATTGAAAGCGTGGATGAACTCTATCAAATCTGCAAATGTATCTTTATTCAGATATCTATATTGATTTTTAAATTCTTTATTACCTATGATAGTTTCAAATTCTCTAACCTCGAATAGTTCACCCATACAATCACCACTTTTCTTAATTTGAAATTTCCTTATAACTCATAATATTATCAAAAGCCGCTTCCTGAATTTCATATGCATAATCTGGAATATCAATATCTGATGTATCGCCTCTGAAAATTCTATTTGATTTAATTTCTGTTGCCAAGATGAACTTATTTGCATCATCATTTTTTCCATTATCACCAAGAACCAACATAATCTTACTGTAATCCTCATAGAAATACTCTTGAAGCAGTGGAATAACTGATTTTTTAAATATGCTACCTAATTTATGTACTGTTGGATCGTTCTTTAATCCCGTAAAGAAAGCATGACCTATTGTGTGCTCTCTATCGTAAAGATACTCAATTCTTTGATTGATAATGTCAAGCATCTTAGCCACATCCAATTCAATGCCAGCTTGTATAATCTTGTCTGCTCCAATATTTCTTAGTACCTCCGAATCCGGCATCATCTCAACAAATTCAAATCGACGACGCAATGCAGTATCCATCAAAGCAATCGATCTATCTGCAGTGTTCATTGTTCCAAGAATATAAACATTAGATGGTACACTAAATTCCTCTTTAGAATAAGGAAGAATCGCAGATACTTGTTCATCCATTCCAAGTCTCTTAGTATCTTCTATTAAAGTAATCAACTCACCAAAAATCTTAGAAATATTTCCTCTATTAATTTCATCGATAATAAATACGTAAGGCTCTTTATTATCTTCAATCTCTGTTCCACTAAGATTTGTGTTCTTTTTCATAGCAAGCGCAACTACATCAGTAACCTCCATCTTAGGTACTCTAGCACATGTCATTCTATGTAGCATCTTACCAGCATTAATTTCCTTGATATTTTCACTAATCTCTTTAGCTAACCATGTAACATTTCTAGTGGTCTTATCTTGATCTGCTTCCTCCAGTTCAAAAGCCTCTTCACTTGTAACAACAGCAATACCATTTATAATGCTTCTGCTTCCATCAGTAGTAAGTATAAAGTCTCCCTTCTTCATATAATTTACAAATCCGTATGCACCTTCTGAGTCCATTCCCCAGTCAATTCGTACACGATTGTTCTCAAAGCAATCTTCTCTTACTTCTGGTCTAACAGTTACCTTCCAAATAATAGCATCTTTGTTAAAATCGAATTTATCGGTCTTAACTTCAATCTTTTTTGCATCATCACAAAACTTTTTAAAAATACCTGCTTCTACACGATAATTTAACTGTGTTCCATTCTGTGATTCTAACTCAGTATTTTCACCAGACATTATCGGACGAATACCCTCAATAAACTCCTCATATCCATATGACTGATGAAATGTCGTAAATGCTATTCTTCCGTCTTTCTTTAACTTATCATAACGAATCTTCACATCTTCATATTTTTCAGAAGAAACTTCTTCTACTGACTTTCCTTCACATATGGCAACAGCATAAACAACAGAATTATATGTTTTTCCTGTTCCAGGAGGGCCATATAAAATTATATTTTTGTCAAATTCATTTGCACCTTTACTCATATCCTGGAATACACCTCTTTCCTCTAATTTATTTACTGTCTCATCTTTCCCCAATACATAATCATAATATGGTATTAAGGACTTAATAGCATCTAGAATTCCTATTTCTATATCATCATTAGTTGGATATTCTTCTGCTGATATATATCTACAAATCTGAACTTTATCGTATTTTTTATCAGTAACCTTCTTCTTTATAATTTTTTGCGGTTCGTTTAATATCTCTGGTCTACCAAGCTCATTACTTCCAGATACATACACCAATCCTGCATCTGTATCTAAAGGCATGTCCAAATGTTTATGATACTGTCTTACATCCTCAGCTTTTGTTTTATCATTTCTAAGTTCAAGACTAATCCTAAATACTGGCGTATTCTCATCCTGCATTTCAACAAATACTGAGATACTCTCATGTCTGTCAGAATATGCCTCATACTTCATTGGTACCCATAAATATTTTCTTGTTTTTATATGACTACCATCATCCCAAGATATTTTCTCACATTTTGTAAGTCCAAATTTTTTATCACAAATTTCATGTATCTTTTTTAATTCAGCTACAACATTCTGTCCATTTTTCTTTATTTTTAAAAACTGCTGCTTCTGTTCGTCTGATATTCCAGGCTTTTCTGGATTTCCATATGGTAATTCCCTATTATTTTTTAAATAATCTAAAATACCTAAATAATCAATTTCTGTCATATTTGACCCCTTTCCAATATTCCAAGCTGCCTTATCATATATTCGATAATTTTTCTGATTAAAGTTTGCATCCCTAAAATGCATTATTTCACGTACATTTTCGATATATGTATCTATATCACGCTTTCGCTTTAACTTTACACCAAGATATTCAAATATGTTCTCTGACCCCATATTTGAATTAAGCACTGGAAACACATCCGGCATCAAACAATGCAATACCATAGATGCGGATGCTGCTTTCATACCATGAAAATTTGCCGTAAGTGTCTGCGCACAACGATCCAATATTTCATCCGAATCTTCCATTTGCCAAATATCAATACACATTTTAATAAAGTCTTTCGGTGAATCGTCATCTGTTTTGCCTTGGAAAGAGAAAAAGCCTGTACCAAACATACCGATACTTGCATTTCCGGACTCCCTATTTTCATACCCTTTATTATTGGCTTTTTCCCATATAGAATCTAAGATAATGGTTAATTCATCTTTCAATTTCTGTGGCAAATTGCTAGCAGCAATTGTATCTTTCTTTGCCGGAATTTTTTGTTTCCAAGTTCCAACACTCATTAAATACAGGAGATTTAAATCCTTATAATCAACTTTACTTAGATCATTCATCTCACTATAGGCCTCAACCACACTACTTACCAATTGATATGAACCATCATGTTTATCAGGATCCATATACCGTGCATGTTGTAATTCTTGAACAATATCCAAATATTCCTTCACAGAAGGTGTTACTCTTACAGGACCTTGAGGTGATGAAAAGCCATGTGGTTTGAGTAATTCTTTTTTATATACGTCACCATCCAAAATCTCTATTAGTTCAAGCTCCATGTATCTATAACAGTTTTCACCCAATTTGTCTGTTAAATTATATTTACTATCATCTATTGTAGGTTTAGACTTATCCACCTTAACAGCTCTGCTTTTGATTCGAATAGCCTTTTCTGTTCCTGAAAAATAAATATATACAATATCTCCCACAGTAACATTAGCTTTCTGTCTCCAATCTATATGTTTCAAGTTCTTAAAGGCATTAATAATATTATAATCTTTTGGATTACCAGCTATTAACCATTCGGTCACAACTTTTCCGGATTTTTTTCTCCTCAATCCTCTTTTTATTTGATCAGTGTATCCACGATTCATGTATTCGTATACATCTGATATCTTTGCTAAATTTCTTATTACTTCTGTCTTTCCACCCTCTTTTATAATCTCTGTCTCTGGACACTCTTTTTCCCCGTCAAATTCTCCCATATATGAAACTCTACGCATATCACCATCTACAACCAAATAATTGCAAAGTGAACCATCTACCTGTGCTGTAGCCTGAGCCATTATGGTATTTGTTGTTACTTCTTCATCTGTAATTTGCTGCGCCAACTCTCGTATATCCTCTGCAGCAAAACAAACATCTGTATTATAAAGTTTTGATTTTTTTCTCTTTGATGACTTAGTTGTAAGCACTGCTGCCGCAATCCAAACAGCGTCTATTGCATTAACTGCCACTAGTCTATCTCCTTCCTGTACTTCATAATTCAATATTATCATTATAGTTATCCGTTATTCCGAGCACTAGTCATTTATTTACATATTTAAATCAAAATATTAAAACTAACTTAGTTTATAATTTTAACATGATTTACGTCATTTTTCATTAAATTAATACATATTGCTACATAAAAAAATGCCACACACCCCTAAAAGGCTATGTGGCTTACTATTTTGAATTATACTAATATTTCTTTTTCTGTTCCATCCAAAAAGCTCACAGTAAAATGTTTCAAGTCATGTACTGTAATCTTCTCTAAAACCATCCGTACTAATTCTGGAATCAAAGTATTTACTGTTCCCTCATTTGTTAATTCAATCATTTGTTTCGCACGTATTCTTTCCAACGACTTATCTCCTTTTAAATCCTGATTCCAACGTTCCATAAAGCGCTCCCTGTTTTCAACCGTATGATTCCATGCTGTTATAAACGCTTTATTAAGAATTTCCTCCTTAATGTTCCCCTTGCAAGAATCTGATTTACAAGTCCAGTATGCAATTCCTCTATTTGCCCACGATTTTCTTGCAAAAGTATAGCCGCAATGTCCGCATATGATCTTTCCATTCAAAGGGTTTTTATCTGCTCGATATGCGTACATAGATAAATGATAATTTTGACAATAAACATTTCTACGTTCTAATTCTTCCTGTACTGCGTCCCAAGTATCTTTATCTATAATTGCTGGATGAGAATTTTCCACATAATATTGTGTAACTTGTCCTGTATTTTTCTTTAAAGTATGATTTAAAAAATCTGTAGTTACCCATTTTTGTAAAAGACTATCTCCCATGTATTTTTCCTGTTTAAGCATTCCAACAATAGTTGGTTTTATCCATTTTGCTTCTCCACTAACTCCAGGAATACCATCTTCGTTTAATCTCCTTGCTATATCCGCAGGATTATATCCTTCTAAAAATTCTTTAAAAATCCTTTTAACAATTTTTGCTTGCTCTTCATTTATTATTAATCTTCCATCCTCATTCTTATCATAGCCCATAAATTTATACGTATTAATATGTGGCTTTCCTTCTTGAAATTTACTTCTTATTCCCCATTTGCAGTTTTCTGAAATGTTTCTTGATTCATCTTGCGCTAAAGAACTTAGAATAGTAAAAAGGAGCTCACCAGACGCTTCTAACGTATTGATGTTCTCCTTTTCAAATATTATGCCTATTCCTAAATTCTTTAATTTTCTTGAATATTTTAAGCAATCTTGTGTATTTCTTGCAAATCTTGAAATTGACTTAACTATTATTAAATCTATCATTCCATTCTCGCAATCAGCTATCATTTTCTGGAATCCTTTTCTTTTCTTAACGCTCGTTCCTGATATCCCCTCATCAGCATATATCCCCACCATTTCATACATTGGTTTACTCTTAATATATCTTGTGTAATATTCTTTTTGATTCTCAAATGAATTAAGTTGTTCTTCTTGATCAGTTGAAACTCTACAATAAGCTGCAACCTTTACCTTACTACTAACTTCTTCATTTTTGGTGCTATTTATCCTTACTTGTTTTGCAGGAATAACTATAATTTGTTTTGCCATTCTTTTCATCCTTTCCTTTAATATATATTTCATTTTCTATGTTCCAGTTTTTTATAATTGAATCAGGAACTCTCACACCTTTACAATAACTAGTACCTTTTCTTTTTGCACCATTGCAAATCCATGTAATACTTCCATTCGCATTAACACACCTAACTAAACGACTTCCACACTCTCGACAATATATTTTTTTCATGTATGGATAATTTTCTTCTGTTAAGTCTGGTATCTTTCTTATTTCTTTTTTACACTTTTTCTGTTTCCATGTTTTTTCCTTAACATATTTAAACTCACATTTTCCAAGCTTATCAATAAGCTTTCTAATATAAATATTTTCATTATCAACCTTCCACTCTCTAACTGTAGAATCGGGAATGTTTATTCCTTCACAAAATTTCGAGTTAAATCTTTTCTTGCCACTACATCCCCAACAAACTCTGTTTCCATTGCTATAAACTCTCCTGTATAACGGATATCCGCATTCATAGCAAAACAAATTGTTTTTATATGGGTATGTCTCTTTATCATTTTTTCCAACAATTGAACCCGTTGCCAGATACTCTCTTTTCTTTGCTAATACCTCCTGTGCCTCTTGCCACAATTTTCTACTTACTATTTCCGGATGGTCGTCGGTAATATACCAAGAATCAACCTGTCCCTTATTCTTTACAAGCTTTCTATCTGCATTTACATAATACTTATGCATAATATAATCACCTTTATATATTTCTGATTCTATCATTCGTGTAATTGTTGATTCGCTAAATTCAGCTCCTTTAACTGTTTTTACTCCGTTTTCATTTATAAATCTTTTTACCTCAGCTGTGCTATAACCTTCTGCAACAAGCTTATAAATTCTTTTTACCCACTTAGCCTCTTCCGGATTCTTAACATATTTTCCTTTTGCATTTTTCATATATCCAAAGCAACTCTCTAAATGTTGTATGGGTTCACCTTTTTCATACTTCCTTCTTATTCCCATTTTTGCCAACTGGCTGTATGTCTCACTTTCTGCCTGCGCAAAAGCTGACACCACCGTAAGCAAAAGTTCACCTTCTTCGGTCAATGTATTTATGTTTTGGAGTTCAAAAAAAATACCTACATTTAACTCTTTCAACTCCCTTATCGTTTTGATAGTTAATGTGGTATTCCTTGAAAATCTTGATACTGATTTTACAATTATCAAATCTATTTTTCCATTTCGTACATCTTCGAGCATCTTTTGAAATCCTGGCCTATTTTCTTTAAAACCCGATAAACCAAAGTCATAATATACTCCAACATATTCATAATCTGGATTGTTGCTAATAATCCTTTCATAATGGTTCTTCTGGTTCTCTAATGAATTTTCTTGTTCCTCTGCTTCTGTTGATACTCTGCAATAAGCACATACTCTTAATTTGTCGTTCTGTCTTTCTTTAGGCTTAATAACATGTATTTCCATAGACTACTCCTTTCTGTGTATATACATCACTCTTAGTGCCGATAAAGTCAAGTTGTACCGGGCCTTTATATATTCTTCTTTGGCATTATCAAAAAAAGAAAAAGGGCAGATTACTCCGCCCTCTTAACTCTATATTTTTGTTGCAAAATCAAGACTTATCCAGCCTGATCCATTCTTAAGTTTTCCCCAGCCTTTTTTTGACCCCTTTCCTTTTTTTATTTCGGTTATAGTAAACACGCCAATGCCTGTATGCTTTCCTGTTTTTGCTTTGTCTGTTCCCGGCCCCTTCCTTATACATAAATTGTTAATTGATACTTTAACTTTCATTGACACGTCTGTTTGCTTTTCAGTTTTATTTGTAGATACTCCCATCTTTTTCTTAACATCTTTTCTAAACTGATTCATGGTTAATCCAAATTTATTCCATATATGCTCAACATCACCATGATTTGTGGCAATACCTCTTTCGTGTCCCTCCTTGTGTGAGATAATCACACCATCCTTTAAAGGGTCCAATTTGAATTCTTTACACAACTTAGCAAAAAGTTCTACAGCTGTATTATATGTTGCTAATACATGCTTTTTAGTATTTCTTCCGTCAGCAGTTTCCTTCCATGATGATCCTCCAGTATACTTGATAGTATTTGGTTCTGTCATTTCAACTCCTATATGAGTATCATTTGATAATCCACCTCCGTGCCATCCTCTTCTTTTCCACGGAAGTGCCTGATAAACATTCCCTTCTGCATCAATTACTGCATGAGGACATGCATTAGCTCCGGTCTTGTTCCAAGTGTTAATAAACACTTTTGCATTAGGTTGTGAGCATCCTACCGAATGGAGCATTAACCCTTTAACTGTAATAGTTCTGCCTGCTTTATAGCAATCTGATTTTGTACAATAACTTTTTATTATCTTCATCTATTTTTCCTCCTCTTCTTTTAACTGCTCTAATACGACCTTTAACTTATTGGGTACAGGAAGTCCCAATCTTGATACATTTTCTAAAATTGATATTCCTTCATTTGAAATATAGAAGAATATCACTGACATTCTAACTACATTTCCTTCTTTTATAATATTTGCATCAATTAATGACGCTACTGCAACCAAACAAAAAATAGCTATCTTTTTAGCTATTCCTTTAAATCCTATTTCACTAGAAAGTTTGTGTCTTGTAATTGCAACCAATACTCCAGTTACATAATCAACAATAACAAATATTGTTAGTGTCATAATAAATCCATCTAATCCTCCAAGCACTGCTCCCAAAGCTCCTCCTAAAGCTGTCCACGCCATCTTCATAGCATCAATTGTTGTTCTCATTTCTTTCTCCTTCCATAATAAAAAGCCGGTCCTTTGACCAGCCAACCTTCATTAAACTTATTGAATTCTTTTCCACATATAGCAAGTAATATATGGTTGTAGTATTGAAAATGCCGAACCACTACCCGTATTAGATGTGCTTCCATTAGCTGCTGATGTTTCACCAGATACACTTGCTGATGGTTGTGTACTGCCTGTTCTTAATCCTGTTCCACTTGATACACCTCGTATTCCTGCCAACGACCCTGAAGAAAATAAATCTGAAAAATATGTCACCTCACTGTTGCCGTGATATAAGCCAGAATGACTATGATTTCCTACAGTTACACTTAAACTACCTTTGCCGTGAGTATGTCCATTCAGACCGTGAGAATGTGGTGGTAAATTTCCAACAGATAAACCAATCTTTTTTTCACCTCCCCTTTTTTCTACTGCATTAAAGTTTGAATCACTGGGATTGACTCCTGTCGGTACTCTTCCCGACCCCCACACAGCCCATTTTCCTCCGTAATGCATAGATGGATTAATAGGTGACGTTGACATGTAAATCGAGCCTACTGGATGAGCAAGTAAAAATATCTGACTAACAAGTTTTGACATATCATCAATTGTATATTTCTGTTTATTATAGATTTTTTCAATATTTGTAATGTTACTTGCATTTTGCGTTAATCTATACAATGGGAAATATGCACCTCGCTCATTTTTACTCAAATCACCCGATTCACATATTGGATCCACTGGATTTTCATTAACCTCATCTCCATATTCACAAGTAAGAATCACATTTTCTTCACTAGATGTATTCATATAATAGTAGGCACAAACTAAAATGTTTCTATACATTCCTTGACTACCACTACTTATGTTAATATCAACGTATTCTCCAGTTCTAATGCGTGCATGCACACCTTGCATTATTAAATCACCTTCATAAATTCGTAATGTTTTACTGTCAATTAACTCGCACTCAAACTGTCCACCATTCTTCAATACATAATTTTCATTTCCCATTATATTTCTGTTAAATGCTCTTTCATCAGACGAATATACATGTGCTTCTCCTGTATATCCTGTTACTATTTCTAATTTCATAATGCCTCCTTTTAAGTACTGCTACCTACTTCATATGTTATTGTAGGAATACTATCTTCTTCGAGTTTAATTATCTTCTTTGTTATTGGCTGAAACACCACTATGCCTGTTACAGGCTCACTAGCCCCTACAATGTCTCCAATATCATATTCCTGTATTGTTGAATCAAGGTCTATTTCTATTTCATTACATTCTTCACTTTCCTTTGTAAACTGCTCAATTGCGCTATCTACCAAATTTGCATAATGATCCAATACCTGTCTAAAGTATGTTCCACTTTTAAAATCAGGGATTATTTCTACATCCTCTCTCAAAGAATAATATGTTCCTGATTGCCATGTAGGAGCATTTGTTGTGACAACCTTTTGATAATATGCTTTCTTATTAAAATTGGGTGCTGTCATATAAGTTGTCTTTGTATAATACCTTTTTGCTTCCCACTTTGGAACTTGTGCTTTCTTATCTTTCTTTTCCACTGCCGTAACAGAATAGTATTGTTTCTTACTATTTTTCTTCAGTTCTTTTGCTGTTGCTTTTCTATAATAAGACGAATAATTGCTATCCCAATCAGTGGGCTTTCTAGTTTGCTTCGTATACTTGTCATGGCTTATTCCTTCTGCTATTTTATACTCTGTGGTTACACCATCACTATATTGGTAATAATAATCTCCATAATTACTTTTCCAATTAGACGGTCTCATATCTAACTTTTTATAAGAAGCCACTTCAACTCCCTGAACTGATGAATATGAACCATTTGAAAGAATAAAATATGCTGCAAAATTAGTATCCCAATCTGCAGGTTTTGATGATAAAACCGAATAAACATCTTCAGTATGTTTTTCTACTTGATTATACTTATCTTCTTCCAAATCATAAGTATAAAAATCTGTATACTCCTTTTTCCAATTACCGGGTTGTACTGTTAATAATTCGTAGTTTTCAACTATGTTTATTGAATCCTGATTTATTACCTGTGTTATCTCTGCTACTCCTGATACAATCTGTTTTGATTTTCCCATAATATAATCAGAATCCTTCATCGGATTATTAGTAATTGCATATGGTTGCACTCCTCCATTTTCATCCATAAACAAATGAATCACATACTCTTTTGAATATCCATCACCTGAATCAATCCCTCTTGCAATTATATGATTTGTCATGTTATACCTTTTTGCCACAGTGTAATCCAACTGTGAATAATCAAATTCTTCATCCTGGCTATAATCATTTACGTTTTCAACATAAAGCTTAACGTATCCATATTCCATTATCATTTTTAACTTTAATGAGTACTCCGATAGCATTTTTCTTATGGCATAATATCCACTTTCATATTCAATTTCATAAGAAACTATTTCTATTCCTGTACTTTCATTGCTTACTTTGAAAATGCTTGTTAAATTCAACTTGTCTACAATTTCTTTTAAAACCTCATAAACTTCACCATTAAGAATTAATGTTTTACAGTTTTCATCTGGTTCTAAAATTCTTCCATCTAAAATTCCATGCCAACTTCTTCCTACATATACTATTTTATTATCCTCGGTATGTGCTTCTATCTTGTCTACGATTCCACCGTATTCAGTTCCATCAAAATAAATAAAGCAGTCTTGCTTTATGACTGCCTTGTTACTCATATCTACTTCCAATTCGAAATTGTTTTCATCTGCTCCATAAGCTATATCCATGGAATAATTATGAAGTACACCTTGATCTACTCTTGTATCGTCTGTATATATTAAGTCCATTTTGGCATACTCCTTTCCTCCATCAGAATAACATCCATTCCAAACGTTCCATCCCACATAACTAAATTACTACCCACAGATATCTTTTTGAAAAAGTTAACTCTTGGATATCTTAGACTAAATACATTTGCCTCTTTTCCATTTTTTCCTATCAATTTAATGGTTTTATTTTTTGTATTTATCTCTAATATTTCCCCTTCCTTCACAGTTGTATTTACTGTGTACTCATTATCTCCTACATATATCTGTGGGTTAATTGAAGGACCATATACCAGAATCCTTGCCTCCTGTGGCACTACTCCTTCATTAACAATAGTCGCAACATCCATATCTGTTAACAAATCATATGGATAATCGTGTGGATAATCTAAAGCAAATCTTTTTGCCTCTTTGTAAAGCTTATATTCAACAGTTACATCTTTATCTCCTCTATAGCAATACGATCCTATTTCATAAGTTCCTGGCATAATTAAAATTTCTTCTGTCATGTCAAGTGTTTTACTAATTTGTTTTCCTTTTTCATCTAAGCAAAAGAAATATATTTCATCCATTTTTATTTCATTATAATTTGTAATCTTTAAAACATTTGCCTTTTGAGTTTTAACTTTTACAACAGTATAATGTTCTGGCAAAATCATACTGCCTGATAATATAAGTTCATTTTTTTCAAGTGTAATTATTGTCTTTGACTCTCGTATCCAAAATGGATACGGTGCAAATACAGTAATTTCTTTTTCTACTCCATAGTCATCATCCGGAGTTGTTGAATCTTCAATAACATAACATTCCAAATACCAATCATTAAAATATAACTTTCCTTCTGATTGATTTAAAACATCATATTCTGTAATGTCAAAAAAATCATTTAAATTACTAACAATATTGTCTCTTGTTCCTTTAAATTTAAGAACAATCTTTATCTCTATAGGATCCTTTTTAAACTGCTTAACTTTGACACCAAGTCTCATTTCTGCTGCATCATAATTCCAAGTTTTTTCATGAAAGTTTGCATCTTTAATCAAGACTTGTGCATAATCTGATAATACAATTTCTTGTTTTTTGCTATTAACATATTTAATCATGATACCTATCCCCTTATTCTTCCTATTTCTCTTCTGTCTAACTTAATTACTTTTCCTTCTTCCACTAATTTCAAAATAGCAGATAATTTTAAGCTTACATCTGATAAAGATGTTGTATTGTTACCTGTAACTGTTGCCTCCAAACTCATCATTCCTGATACATCTTTTACGGCACCTTCAATTTTATATTTATTATCATTAATTCCCTTAACTAATCCATTAATAAAGTCTGGCATCCATTTTTCATAATAATGAAGTGGTCCTTTATCAGGTCTTGAAAAGTGAAGGAAATCAGCAATTCCATCTACTATATTTCCTACAGCATCTTTCACTTTTCCTGCCATCTTTTTTATTCCATCTATAAGACCTTTAATAAAATCCTTGCCCCACTCTATAGCTTTACTAGGCAACCCTGTAATAAAACTAATTGCCCCTTGAAATGCTCCTGTTACAGTTCCTGTAATTTTCGATAGAATACTTTTTATCCCACTTACTATGTTTGTAAAAATTGTAACTACCGTATTCTTAATTCCTATAACAATACTTGTTATTACACTTTTTATTCCATTCCAAATAGTTGCTATGGCATTTTTTAATGCAAGAACTTTTGCTTTAATTCCATTCACAATAGCGTTAAAAATGTTAATTGCTGTTGTCTTTATTGCATTAACTACAGTTGATATCGTGGTTTTAATTCCGTTCCATATCTTAGACATTGCTGTCTTTAACTGTTCAAATTTCTTTTTTATCCAATCCGAAATTGCTCCCCAGTTTTTTATAGCAACAACTACTAACGCTATAATTGCAATTACTGCAGCTATAATAAGCAATATTGGCCCAAGTGATATATTAAGGGTTGCTGTTGCTGCAGCCAATGACAGCACTCCTGATATAATGCTACCAATCAATGCTAATAACGGTCCACAAATTGCTATAACCAAAGCAATTGTTTCAATCATATTTTTCTGTCCTGCCGACAAACTATCCCACCATGCAACAATATTTTGTATTACTGTAATAAGATTTTGTATTATAGGAACCAATTTTTCTGCTAATTCTGCTCCAAGATTTGCTCCTGCCAGTTTTACATTATTAATGGCAATATCCATCTTGTCCCATGGGTCCTGTGTTGTTTCATAAGTTTCATTTACCTTCCCGGCATAATCAGCCATTGACCCTGTTATGTCTTGAAGAGATAATCTTCCATCTTGAAGTGCTGCCAACATGGTTGCAGCATTTTTTGAACCAAATGTCTCTGTTGCAATTCCCAAAGCTTCAGTTTGATTTTTTGCATTTAGCATTGATTTAACTTGTTCTTTTAAATACTCATCTAAACCTTTTCCTGCATCTGTTGCTTCTTTAGATGCAGTTCTAATTGCTTTTATTGCTGCTGACGAATTGATACCTGCCTTTTCGAGCTGTGCCATAAATCCTACTGCTTGCTCTGCACCAATTCCTAACTGACTTAAAGTATCAGCATTATCATTAATTGCTGAAAAAAGAGTATCAACCGATATTCCTGTATCTTGTGATACTCCTGCAATCTGGTCAAGAAGTGCTACTGTCTGATCCTGAGTTAAATTCCACTTTTGCATTGTGTTATAAGCATTATCTACTGAAGACACCACATCCGTACCTGTAATTTCAGAAAACTTGATGAATTTTTCAGTTAAAGATTGTGCTTCTTTACCTGTTGAACCAAACTTTGTATTTATCTCCCCTAATGCTCCACCTACAGTATCCATATCTGTGGCCATTGAAGTATAAACATTATCAGCTACTTCCTTAAGCCCTTCTAATTTTTTTCCTGTAGCGCCTGTTACTGTAACAATAGTGTCATATCCTGAATCTAATTCTTTAGCCACAGATATTGAAGCTGTCCCAAGTCCTGCAATGCCGGCAGAAACTGCAGTTAACTTTTTTCCAACATTTGTTAAACCAGATGCAAAACTTGATACACCTGAAGTATCTAATGTGATTTTCTCCTTTTTTAAACTTCCTAATTTTCCTTTTGTTTCTTCAATTTCTCTTTGTAGAGCATCGTATTTTTCTTTTCCTAATTCTCCTGCAGCTAACTGCTTTTTTGCTTCTTTATCAGCTTGTTTTAGTGTTTTCAATCTGTCTTTAGTTGAATCTATTTGTTTGCCAAGTAACTCATGTTTTTGTTTTAATAACACAGTATTATTTGGATCAAACTTTAAAAGTTTATTAACATCTTTCAAATTACTAGCGGTATTTTTTATCTCTTTATCAACACCCGATAAAGCTTTATCAAGACCGGTGGTATCTCCACCAATCTCAACTGTTATACCTTTTATTCTTGAAGCCACCAGCCTCTCACCTCCTAAAAAAGTAAAAAAGCATTAGTCAATTTTGACTAATGCTTTTACTCTAATTTTTTACTCTGCTTGTTTATAACCCATAACTTTTGTTACTGTAGTTCCGTAACCTACCTCGTATGATGTCAATGTTGTTTTTTCATCGATCGTCTTGCCGTTATTTTTATGGACAGTGATAATAAAGTATTCATATCCATCTTCATTATCCCATTCATAAGTCCTTTTCTTTGAACCATCCATTGAACTGTTTCCATAATAAGAAAATTCTAACTCAGTTCCAACATATTCTTTTTCTTTGTCTCCTATTGATACGTTAATACTACATCCTGCAAAAACCGTCATAACAATAAACGCTGTTAAAACAATAATAATTTTTTTCATCCTTACTTCTCCATCTTTCCGTGTTAAAATATCTATCATTGTACACCTAGCTATATTTAATTGCAATTTATTTTAACGTTTGCTAACATTTCTTATAAGTTATCAATATCTTTTTGTGTGGCAATGTATGAGTAATCATATTCATCGTTTTGTGACTCAATATACATGTCATTAATTAATCCAATACTGAGAAGTTCTAATTCTGAAATAGAAATACCCAGCTGTACACACCTAAGCATGAACAACGGGGTATTGACTTCTCTATCTATTTCTCTTTTCCTTTTTTTACTTTAGACATTTGTAGATTTTCTACTCGCCACATTTCCATTATTTGTGGAAGAACTTCATATATGTCAAACATTTCAAATTGTTCTAACCACTCATTTATATCCTGTGGCTGGTTTGGATCTCCATGCTTGTGCATTAAGTAAGCCACATTTTCAAATACTTCTAATGAGCTTATTGGAATTGAACTATTATGCCTATCTCTCTTTGCCTTTTTAACTTCTGCATCAAGTTTTGCCAAATCAACAAAAATATCTCTATTAAACTTAAGTCTATACATTCTTGGAATTGCAGCTGAGCTTTTAAACTCACACTTTTTTCCATCTATTTCTATTACTTTTCTCATGCTCTCTCCTATCCTTGATCAGTTGTTTCTACTATCGCTACCTCTGTATCTTCATTTGTTGGTACATAAACTTCATTAAACCAATTTGCCTCAACTGATTCATTAATGGCATCGGTACTTTTAACTCTTACATTACCTTTTGAATCAGGTGCGCATGAAATAGTAATTGTATCTGTCTGTGGTTCAATTGTATCTTCTTTTGTTGCTGCCTCTGTGTTTGGTCTTGTTGCATTGCAGTTATAAAACCAAAACTTAGTTCCTTTACTGTCTCCGTCAATCTCAAATCCAAAAGCAAACTTATTTGGCTCTACATTAGCATTTTCTAAAAGAACACCATTTGCATCTTCCTTTTCGTTTAATACATCTTTTCTGAAGCTATCCGGTATCATGGCAGCTTCTAAATCACCTTCATAACCACCATTAGAAGAACTTGTATAATAAGCAATTCCATCTGCATAAAATTTTGAAAGTTCCCCCTGCACTGAAAGAGATAAATTAACTGCCCCAGGCATTGCTACTGGTATTCCATATTTTCCACTGGAATCCATAACTGCATAATGACAATTCTTAATGTTAAATTTTACTTTATTAGCCATTTGTAACCTCCATTTCATAAAGTACTTCATATAACTTTTCTTTTTCTATCCATACTTCTGTTTTTTCATAAAATAAGCCATGCTTATCTAGCACGGCCTCTACTTGTCTTTCCAATTTTGTATCTTTTTTATCTGTATACAATTCAAAATCTAATCTGTGTATCTTACAATAAACTTTTCCATCTGCCGAAAAATTGTTACTTGATGGATACAAATAAACTAGGAACGGTGGATTAACTACTTCCCCTTCAGCAAAATGATGATAGGCACTTGGGATATTTATTTGCTCTACCAAATCCATAACTTCTTTATGTGTCATACTACAACTCCTTCAATTTTTGCTCTAAAATCTGTTCACCACGTTTACTTGCTTTTTCAATATGAGGTATAGCTTCAACTCTGCCACCACCTCTTTTTGCATGTCCTTTTTCAAGTAAATGCGTTAATTGATATCTATCTTTGCTCCTTACAACTAATTGTATTTTCCCTGATGTTTCTGAAACTTTTGACACTGTCCAACTTTTCTTATACTTTCCAGTCCTAACAGGAGCACTGCTAACAATGTCTTTTTTTACTTCTTTTGCTGTATCCTTAACAGCTTTTTTTAAATCTTCTGCTACAATATCCTTGTATTCTTCTAATATGTCCTTTATTTCATTTGACATATCTTTTGGTTTAATACTACTCATTCGTAGCCTCCTTACTAGCACGAAGTTTTATTGTTTCATTTTTATATAACACGTTATCAACAAATGTTATGTTATATATCTCTCCGTCAAAAACTATCCTGTAATGTTCCGAATCAATCTTTTTAACTTCACTTGAATACCTGATAACAAAATATAAATCATTTTGTCTGTTCGTTCTTGCTGCTTCATAATATTCACTTCCAGATAAGTTATTAACATAGGCAAAGCAATTATAATAATCTCTCCACTCTAATATGTGATTTCCATTTTCATCTTTCTTCAAACTATTTTTTTGAATTGTAATTCTCTTCTTCAAAGAATTTATCACTTAGAATTCCTCCCTTCTTATCTGGAAAAGTAAATATTTTAATGTTTCAGTAAGCTTCTTATAATCTGCTTCTTCTCTATGCTCATACATATATCCAACAGCGTATAATATTGCACTCTCAATTAGTTCTGTGTTTTCTTTGCAGATGCTAAAATCAATGCGTCCAATATCTTTGACCATTTTTTCAGCTACTGTTATTAACTTTGTAATATGATCGTCTTCATCCTTTGAATCGACTCTCAAATATAGTTTTGCATTTTCAAGTGATACTAGCATCTGCAACACCTCCTAACCTTTATTTTGAACCACCTGTTGTTCCCTTAATCTTTAAAAGCTTAACTGCTTCTGGAAGGATTAACTTGCCATCTACTCTCTGTGATGCAATAAACCCAATCTGTCCCTTTGTAGCATAAAGTTCATTCAATCTCTTAAAGGCACGTCCCTGTCTATCTGCAATCCAGTAATATGAAAAATCGCCAAATGCTATCGGTGTATTACCTGCTCCAATTTCAGGTGCATATACCGATGTGTACACTGGGCGATTTAAAAGTCTATCAGGCTCACCTTCCTTTACTGAATTCTGCCAGATATAATTTCCGTTATTATCTTTAATTTTTCTTAAAGCCTTAACTGTTGAATCATTTACAATCCATACTGCCTTTGTTCTATATGGTGACTTCAACGAATGATAAAGGTCAATTACATCATCAAAAGTAATAGACGCTGTAGTTGTTGTGACACCAACTTCTCCACCACCTGTAGCATCAAAGATTCCTGTTGGCTTTCCTGCGCCGTCTCCTACAAAGAAGGCTTCTTCTTCCTTTGCTGCTATTCTTCTGGCAAATTCTTTTGAGATATATCCTTCAATATCAAAAGCTGCATCATTAAGTAATTCTTCAGAGATTTTAATGTTTGTTGCAACCTTATAAGCTCCAATTGTTACCTGTGTAAATGCATCATCATCTTCTGGATATTCTCCGCCTTCTTCAATCCATGCTGCTTCACCCTTCGATGAAACTACTGGTATTTTTCTATCTCCTGATGTTGTATTAATAACTGAAGCTAATGTTCTAAAGAATTCTTCTTCCTCAAGTCCTTCAATAAGTTTTCTTTCAAACTCATCCGGAACTAAATATCCACCTTCTGTGTTTTCTCCAATTGTAAGAGTATTAGACACATCATAGTAATTTTTCTTTCTCATGGCATTCCAGAATTCTTTTTTATAACCACTACTAGCTCTTCCTGTTTCAATATTTTCAGGTGTTCTTCCCGGCTTATTTGTAATAGGCTTAGAAGTTGCTTTTGCCATTTCTTCATCTAGAGCTGTCTGTCTCTGTAATCTTGTGATTTCCTTTCCTAAATCGACAACTTCTTTTTCCATCTTTTCATAAGCTTTTGTATCTTCGTCACATAAAATTCCATTCTCTCCTCTCCTTGATTCAAGAAATTCTTTTGCTGCGTTCCAAAGTTTTGCTCTTTTCTCTGTTAATTCTAAAATAGTATTCATTATGCTCCTCCTATGGTCTAATCAAATTTAATCTTTTCTCTAGTTGCTCTACTGGTGTTCCCACGCTATTTTTTTCATTTGTGACTTTATTTAAGAATGAATTACTTACACTCTTTTTTGAAAAAATAAATGCTTCCAACTGCAATTCTTTTTTCTTTTCATCATCTTCATCCTCTTGCGTATCACTTTCTTCTTCTTTTTCTGGTTCTTTGTGCTGCTCCTTTTTTTCCTCTTTATCCTTATCGTCAAAAAGGATTTCATCAACAAAACCTAATTCAACTGCTTTCTTTGCATTGAACCAAGTTTCCTCATCCATGAGCTTTGATATCTTATTTCTTGAAATGCCAGATTTTTTTTCATAAGCATTGATAATACTTTCTTTTACTTCATTAAGCATATCGATTGCCTTTTTCATATCCTCTGCATTTCCCATTGCTACAGTTGCAGGATTATGAATCATCATCATTCCTACCGGAGACATATATGTCTTTGCCCCAGCCATCGCAATTACCGATGCTGCTGATGCTGCTATGCTATCGATTTTTACGGTTACTTGTCCCTCATAATCAGATAACATGTTGTAAATTTGTGCTGCAGCAAATACATCTCCTCCTGGCGAATTAATCCACACAGTAATATTTCCTCTTTCTGCATTTAATTCATCCTTAAATAATTTTGGAGTTACTTCATCCCCATACCAGGTTTCATCAGAAATTTCCCCATTTAAAAAGAGGGTTCTCTCACCCTCTAAATCATCCTTAACCCAATTCCAAAACTTACGCTTCATTTCTTAGGCCTCCTTTATGATATTTTTCTGTTACACTTTCATTGTCATGCGACTCTTCTTCAATATTTTTGTTTTGACTATCAGCAAAGGCTCCTGCGTCTTTTAACTTAGTCATATTTCCATTTATAAGATATAAATTTCCTCCTTCTTCGTCTGGTAATAGATTTAAATCCTCCATTTCCCTTATGTCATTTGTGGAATAAAATCCATTTTGTTTGCCAATAGCATACCCATTCATTCTGCTTTGATAATCACCTCGTAGCAAACCATCTACATTGAATTTAATAAAATAATCCTTCTTTTCATCCGGTAAAAACAATGCTTTTCTAAGCGCTTGCTCCCATCTGATAACCCAGGGATCCAATGTATACTTAACAAATTCCAATGACTGCTGTTCTATATTTGAAAAGCTACTTTTTTCTAAATCTCCAACCATATGTGGTGGTATTCTATAAAGTCTAGCTATTTCATTTATTTGAAACTTTCTTGTTTCAAGAAACTGCGCTTCTTCAGGTGGAATACCTATTTGCTGATATTTCATTCCTTCCTCTAACACCGCTATCTTATGTGCATTATTCGCCCCTCTGTATACTTGATTCCATGATTCTCTTACCTTTGATGGATCCTTTAATAGTCCAGGATGTTCTAAAACTCCTCCAGGATTTGCTCCATTTGCAAAAAAGCTTGCTCCATATTCTTCACATGCCATTGTCATTCCAACCGCGTTTCTAGCCATTGCAATTGGGCTATAACCAATTAAGCCATCAAAACCTAAGCCTGGTATATGCAATACTTCATCCTGCGCAAGAATAATTTCTCCATGAGATTTAATGACTGGATTTTCATCCGTATATCTTGAGTAAACATAATAAAGCTTTCCTTTATCATCTCTTTCAACTGATATTTTATTTGGCATTAGTGGATACAAACCAACAACCTCGCCCATGCCATTTCTGACAATCTGTGCATATGCATTTCCCCAAATTAAAAGATGACTCATAAGTGTTTCCCTAAACACAAATGAAGTCATCTCTGGATTTGGTTCGTCATGAAGAATCGCATATAGTGGATGATCAACTACTTTTTCTTTTCCACCATCTTTGTACCTATACACATGTAGCGGCAAAGATGCTATTGCTTCTGACAATATTCTGACACATGCATAAACTGCTGTTGTTTGCATTGCTGTTATTTCATTAACCCTTTTGCCTGAACTTGTATTTCCAAACAAAAATGTATACTCACCATTGCTATATTTGTTAGTCACTGGTGCATCTCTTGATTTACCCATTCTCAGTAAACTTGATATTTTCATTTGTTCTACCGCCTTTCTATTGTTCTTTTGTATATGTTAAAATACTTGTTGCCTCTTTTTTTGCATCCAGGTATGAAGTCGATTTTCCTGGGTCCAAAGAAATAGTTATTGTAACCTTCTTACTACTTCCCCAATCCTTTAACTTTTTCTTCCACATGTTATCTGATATTGTTATTGACTCACCAGAATCAAAAGTTGCTATTAAACTAACATATTTTAATTCATTGTTTGTTTTTATTATCAATACATCTATGTTTGAAAGATCCACTTCTTTCTTATATGTGTTTCCTTCCCTTTCCCATGCATGTATTGTCTTTGTTACACCTAAATAAAACAAATATACATCTTCTGCTTCATTCATTTTTGCTAACCCTTCATTGGTAACCTTATTTAACACACTTATATCTGCATTTGTTACATCATTAACATTTGTTATAGAATTTCTTACCAAGTTGTTAATTGATGTTTCATGACTTGATACCGCATCTTTTACGTTGCTTATCCCTCTGTTTACATTAGTGTTAATTGTATTAACACCATTATTTGTTGCAGTATTAATATTTCCTATATTGGTTCCTGTAATTGTATTAATGTTATTAATGTTTGCATTAGTAACACTGTTAATATTTCCAATATGACCATTAGCCTGTGTAGCAACCTCTTCAACTTTTATTCTTGCAATATCATCTAATTCATTTACTTTCGCAGTTGCTAAGTCCTTAATTTCATTTACACGCAAATCTGCAAGTGACTTTATTTCATTAACTTTATCTGTTGCTAATGTTTCGTATTCCTTTGTCTTTGTCGTCACTAAT